AGAAAAAATTCTTTTAGCAAGAGCCCTACCCTCTTCGGCTCTTTTAGCTCTGTCTTGTGGGCGTGAAGCACGACCACCGTTAGCCATACGCTGAATAGGCTGTGAAAATACATCAACATTCTGCATCGGAACAGGAATCTGAGGCATAGGCATCATTGGAGGTGCCATAGGCGGTGCCATAGGAGCCTGCGGAGCCGATAAATCCTGCATAAAGCTCTTAAATTGCATCCTCTGGTTGGGATCGCTCTTAAAACTTAACTGAGATGGTGGTGTGGGAGCTGCAGGAGGAACCATTCCAGCCCCCATCATGTAATTCTGTGCCATATTTTGCCTCATCTAATTAGATGAAATCAATAATATGCTATAAATCAAATTTTGACAACAGAAGAGACAATTCTTGCTTAGATTGATGCAAAATCTTGTAATAACCCCTGTCATGCTCAAACTCATGCTCCTCCAAATAACGGGTTATACCCTGTATCAACCTGTTTATACGCTCAATATCAAAACCCGTTAGGGTACCTATAGCGTCCAAATCTACATCTGGATAACCCTGAATGTCCTGCTCCCAATTTACAATGCTCCTTATCGAATCTTCTAATGCTTTCGATACAGGTGTCTTCCCAGCCTCGTAATATTGCAACATTCTAAGAGATATACCTAACTGATCAGATAATTCCTTCAAAGTTAAGTTCGCCCTAGCACGAGCAGCCTTGATCTCCTCTGGTCCCCACTTCGATTTTAACGCCTCTTTGTAGTTAATTACCTTGCCCACTACATACCTCCATGCACCCAGCACTCTCCGCAGTCATTATAAAACCCTCAAAATCACTGAAAACAATGCCTTTGCCACTCCAGTTGCACATAGTACGCGAAAAATCCCTCAATTCATCGCCCCTCGTTAGAAATGGGTTGTATTCACGCAACCTATCTCTAAATTCACTCTCATCACGAGCCGAAAACATATAGTCCTCGCCCATCGTTAACTTGTATGTCGTCATAATACCCTCCATGTTGATTAGACTAAATGTAATATGAAGCATGTTGCGTAGTCTGTCAATAGTTGTTGTATTGTTTATGGGGAACAGGGCGCGACCCGCGCCTCCCGTCAACCCCCTATCTTCAGGGGGGTATACTATACCGCCCCGATCCGCATTGGTTTTTCACAATGTGGCATAGGGTACCTTAGACAAAAAAATAGGCGGGATAACCCGCCCATTTTCTGAATATAAGACGCGCTAAGATAGCGCATCAATTCTTTCTTGCAGATATTCAAACAGTTGATCGTCTAGTCCAGAAAACAAGCTATCTAGTCCTATTCTGTTTTCTGGTAATAATCTTATAGACGATGTGCTTGTTTGAATTGTCTCTCTTATCTGATATCTTGTGTGAGTATCTCCATCACCATAGCTTGCACCGTTCGCTTGTTGCGAATGTGTGACAACTACATCATCACCAAAACGCGCCCTCATTTCAGATATACGCGCCCTAACATTTATTGCACTAGTGCCAGTTGCGTTCATTAGCTCTTGAACAGTTGAGCCATTTTCAGATCTGCACATTGTCCAAATTAATCCTACTCTTGAATGACTTCTGAATGGTTGAATTGGTGTATCAGTAGATGATGGGGTTATATTGCTATAATCTAATCTGGTGCTATCACTTGTATAAAATAGATTAAGATGAAAACGTACCCACGCTCTAATCTTATCCATGTCTAATGTGCCTTGGTGTTTTCTGAATTCTACAGTACCGCGTGACCACCTAGTGAAGTTAATAGCCATAAATTTATGTGATCTGTAAGTGCCATTGCAAAATGCATTTTCCAAATCTTGAATAGTATTACACAAATTAATATTTTCTAATGTTGCTCTTGAATTCTCACAGAAATGATTATTTCTTCTACTCTCTGAAACCATAGAATTATAAACGCTATCATGCTTAACAATGCGTCTAGTAACATCAATCATTAATTCAGGAGACATTTCATCACGGTTGAAACATTCATTAGCTATTTGAATATTGGGGTAATTGCTAGTTTCAGATAAACTAATGCTTTTAGCTAAAAACTGGTTTTTATTGTGACGCTCATAATCAACCTTTTTAGTGCTGATATGGATATGATGACCACAAGCCCTATTAATTCTTGCTCCTGCATTTTCTAAGCATCGATAAACTTCTTCTACCTTATGCCATGTGATAGAGCAATCTGGCATTGGTGGGAAGACAATCTCAGCATCAACACCGCTAGTGCCATCGTCTGTAACATGCACCCAATTAATATTGGCATTTCTTAAAGCTTCTCTTGAACGGTTAACAGATAGTCCAGAAATCTCAGTTTCTAAACCAAAAACCAAATAGTCGTTTTCATTAAAGTAAGTCATTTTAAATTTTCCTTTTGTTGTGTGTGTGTCTATCGACACCCCTATATTACTATGAAACGCATTGCATATCAAACAAAATGTTCGGGTTTTTAGCCAAAAATGGCTAAAAAAATCAACAATCACGCTGCGTGATCCAGGTCAGCAGGAAGCAGGAATGCGGAACAATTGTTCGGGTTTTAAGCAGCAGCAGAAAAGCCCGATGCCCGAATCCCGACATAAAAAAAGGGCTGCCCGCAAGCAGCCCGTTCATTACCCGAACAATTTTTACCGACCTTCACCCGAAGACCTTTGGTATTTTACTATAGATTCTAACACGGTGGTCGCTTCTTCTTCCGTAATCTTATCCCTACCTAGCTGGTCTACTAAATCTTCTAAAGACTCAAGTAGTGTAGTATTGTTTAAATCCTGTTCCATTACTTTGCTCCTTGTTCGTTTACCCGAATTAGTCATCTGCCGCGGGGTTGAGCCCAAGCTCCTCGGTTATCGATGCCATCGATCCACATATCTCATTCCACTCTTCATCATAACCTTTGTCTATGCCTTCAGGTATGAGGTCATGCCTGTAGCTGTGCAACGCCCTCCATACTACAGCCAACTGTTCTCTTAAATCTTGTTCCATTTCATTCTCCTGTATCTTCTGTGTGCATGTTATTCTCCTGTTCTAAATGTTCAAGCTTATTAAGCTCTTCTTTTTCACATTCAAAACATTGATATTCCCATTCGTTACCGCAATGAGGACAATCTTCATATTTAAGTATGCCATTTATTAGTTTCATCTCTTTCATTTCTTTCTCCAGAGCGCACCGCGCATAACTAAATGCGGTTCGTAACGTGGGTGAAGCGGTATCCAACGATATGTAGCGTATTTTTTTATGCCTTTAAAAATTTCCAACGCCACTTTGTTGAACTCGCCATCACCGAACTGCCAGTCAGCATCTAATTTATTTTTGTAAATGTACCGCGAGGCATAATTCTGAATTTCGCTTATTTTTTCTGATGTTGGTGTGGTAATCACAACATCATTTTGGAAATTATAAATATTACCTGTGAATTTCATTTATATTATGCCTCCTTTACATGAAGATTAATAAACTTTTCTGCATCTTTCCTTGTGCGGAAGTTTTTTCCCTCATGCGGAACTTTCCATCCATTTTTGTAAACAGAATAATAGTATTCTGGTTTCAGATCTAATAGATCACATGTCCATCTTTTGATCGACCACTCATTTTTAGTCAGCTCTTTATCCATTACTTCCCTCCTTCATTTCTTCTTCGTATAAATTCCAACACTTAGGAAGTGTTTTGTCTAATATATCAAATGCAGTATCCATATCATTTTCATCAACTGCATCTATAATTCTAGATGCCCAAAACTTAATCATCTGTTTATATGAATGCGTTCTAATTTCATCATTAAATATCATTTTATTCTCCTGTGTTTTGTGTGTACCTATATAATATACGAAACTTATTTCATAGGGTCAAATAAAAAAACACACTTTCTCAAAAAAATATTTTGCTGCACCCTTGGCTGCCTGCGGCTGACCAGGGCGAACAATTGTTCGGGTTGTGCTGCCTGGGAGCCAACGCCCAGGACAAAAAAAAGTGCAGCCGAAGCTGCACCTTTTCCACAGGAAACCCGAACATTTTACATTATCCTGGCTGGATCCGTCATTGCTCCGAAGTAACTTACTCGAAACCGATTACTTGATTCAGCCTTCCATCTTCCAACCCAAGCAGCGTCTCTGGTACCCGAACATTTCATTACAGGACCAGCGCTATCACCGATAGCCTCTAGGTTTGCTTGAGCTAAAAGCTCCTTGAACTCTTCAAATTTCATCTTATAAATAGCTATATCCATAATCATTCTCCTCTATTTGGTTATAGTGCGCCCAACCAGCCGAATCATAAAGCGAAGCAACGTCAATCCCGAAATCATAGTATCCTTCACGGATTGTATTAAAGTAACCTCTTGGTGGCGGGGAAATATCCCCTCCGTTCATCTGATAGGTCATAACTCCCGCAATATATATTTTACTATAAAGCCGATGTACGACTCCCTCATATATATCAAGAGCCTTCTCACATTCTGGTGTAATTTCCCAGAGACCTCCATCAATACGACTGTCAGGGCGACCTGTTTTTGTTATGTCCGCCACTCCCCGAAAGGTCAATTCATAGCCAAAAAAGGCAACTTTTCCCACGGGTCTGGCATTGGGGCAACGATGTTGCATCTGCCCCAAGTTAAGGTTTGAGCCATAGGCAAAATATAATTTGCTCATGCTACTTGTTGCTCTTTTACAAACTCGCGGAACTCATCGCGGAAGTCTTCAATGAGCTTGTCGTTGAACTCTTCCAGTCTATCGCCCAGAACTTCCTTAAAAGCTCTAGCTATTTGATAGTGTGAGTAGTCGCTCAAGTCAGTTGCATTGTACTTGTTCCACTCACTCAGTACAAAAGCACGAATAGACCTACGCGGTTTGTTCCATAAGCGCTTTGCTTGTTCAATGTTGCGCCTGTAGTGTTCTTCTCCTAGATACGAGCCATCAAGCCAAAGCCTGAAGTAACGCCTGTAAGGATTGTTTGTGTCAAACAGATCCACATATTGTAGGTCTGCTATTAGTTTTTTAGTTTTTTGATTCTTAATCATTTCTTTCTCCTGTGCCTTTAATTATAAAGAGATGGTCTTCTGCACCTTCTAATTCCTCCAGTGAATTGATAGGCGCATCTGGACCGTCTGGATGCGCTACCCAAACAGATAATCCATCTTTTAACGCATCTTTAGCCTTATCCATTGAATACGTCATGGTGTTAATATTAATATTCATTTCTTTCTCCTGTGTGAAATGTGTTTCATATATAATATATAGTGAAGTCTATTTCGTATGTCAAATAAAAAAAGCAAAAGAATAAAAAAATTTTTTTTGCTGCGGGATCAGGGAGGAGCGGCGTCCTGGCCCCATGACCGGGACGAACAATTGTTCTGGTTAAAGCCCAGGGAAGAGTTGCTGCAGCACGGGGGTCAGCAGATCTGCAGCACAAGATCTTGTGGTTTACCTGGGGGGCAGCGGATAATCCCGAACATTTGTTCTACGAGCCCGTAGCTGCAGCCCAGGGAAGACCCCGATGATTTACCAGCAGAACAGGCGGAGGGCGCCCCGAACCCGAACATTTCTTCGGGTTTACCAGCGGCCCGGTCCAGGGCGACCCCGAACCCCGATGACCATAACCCGAACATATCCCGATATATGCCCCGATATGGCTCTAAGGCGACCCCCGAACATATCCAGAGCGTCTCTCTGAGAGAACAAGGTTAATCACTAGATATAGTGGGTATTTCTGTATCAGGCACTATCTCTTGTGCCTCTCCTTCAACGGGCGTGATGTTTTTCATTCTGCTGTCTGCCAAACGCCTAAATTCATCAAGCTTTTCAAGCATTTGCTCCTTAGTTAACCCTGATACATCTTCATGTGTTATGTGGCTTTTGTTTATAAGTAGCCCTGTGGCCTTCAAACGTAGCTCTTCAGCGCGTATTGCTTCCCCGAACTTACCTAACTGCCAAGCTTCATCCCGAAGCTTTAATAGATCCCGAACAGATTTATCAACTGTTACCCCGAACTTAGCTTTAGCCTCCAGCCTCATTTCTTCCAATCGCTCTTGGACAACAGCGTTTCGCAGAAGCCGAACAGCAGCTACTGACGGATTAGCGTATCCCGCTGCTCTTGCTGATGCGGTTTGTGTCATATCCCGATACATATAGTTATCAAGAAACTTTTGATGTTGTGGAGTCAGTCTTTTCATATGTGCAAGACTCTGCTCCTTAGTTAGACTTTGCCCTGCTTTTGGCATTTTATTTTGCTCCTCTTTTTACTTAATATATGTGTGGGGTATCACTACCCCCACATATATATATATATGACACCAGTGACACCAATGATACCTTGTTTGTTTTCAATGACTTAGCGTTGGTGTCATTCATTTTACTTTAAGTGATTCCTTTTACCTTAACCCATTGATTTTATTGAGGTATCACTGACACTGGTATCACACCCTCATTGACACTGATACCTATTTTTTATTACTGACACCCGATACTTTTACACTTGAATCTTTGCTATTTGGGTCTTTTGTAAGAAATCGAAAGACCTTTTTTATAAAGTTAATAAACATATAAATCTCCTTATTTTTCCCATCTATAAAACACATGATCGTTGATCCGAACTATATACTGTTTGCTCTCTGACCAGCTTGGTAATACGTCCACTGAATGATAATGAGTAGCCCGATCTACCATATCATATAGAACACCCCGATAAACTCCAGATGCAATCATTACGGCTTTTTCCCATGCGTATATATCCGTGGGTTTATCTGATTTTCCATCGCAGAACCATGAGAACTGACATTTATCCCGAACAAGTTTACTTTTGTCCCAGGAGTATCTTTGTCCTTGTGTAACAACCTCACAAACGTCATTAGGGTAGCGTTCATCGTATACCCTGTGCATAACTACTTGTGCTACTGCTATTTGCCCTACCATTGGTTGATTACGAGCCTCAAAGTACACATTAAGAGCAAGGCATGTAATTGCTGCTTCAAACATTTTTATGCATCCTTTGCATCATTTTATATACTTTAACTGTCCTGATAACATTTTTTTAGTTTTTATACCTTTAGCTAGAATACCTAAATCTCTTGCCACTCTAGCCTGAGACATTGGTTGATATTTTTTAGGCGGTTGAAAATTAACCACTTTATCTGTCATTATTTCTAATTCTTTTTTAAAATCTTCTACTGTCATTTCTTTAGTTATATCCATTTTCTATGCTCCCTACATTGCCATGTTTTTCCAAAGTCTATTGAGAACCAAGCCTCTAAGCTGGTACAATCCGAACATTTCTTCTCTTTGTGCAGCTGGTTTTCCTGGGGTCTTTCAAACATATTAAATTGTTCGGGTTTAAATTCTCTTATATCTTTTGTCCCGTGCTTTATTCTTCGCAAGCTACTTCTCCTCCCAAAGCCGAGTAACCAGCTATATCAATCCATGAGTCTTCATGGTCTGGTGTGTGTCTTAACCGCGCTAACTTAATCCCGATAGATATCTGAGCCACATCTTCTTCTGTTAGCTTAGACTTTAGTTTGTCTTCTAATATAGCGTTTAGGATCTGAGAT